TTATATAGCTCATGCGGACTTATTAACAAAAAACGATCAGGAGATAGTAGGGTCAAAAGTTGTATTAGAATCTTTGTATGCTATATTTCAAAAGTTAGCTGATTATGAAGATAGAGAATGAAACATATTTTAAAATAGCAGAAGAAAGAATAACACAAACTTTAAAATAGCAGTAAGTGAAGGGGGAGTAAAATGTTTAAATCAGTAACATTGTGTGGAAGCAGTAAGTTTAAAAAACAGTTTTTAGAGGAACAAAAGAGATTAACGCTTGAAGGGAACGTGGTCTACACGGTTGGTTTGTTTGGACATTCGGGGGATGATGAAGTATGGGAACTTGGAGTTAAAGAAATGTTAGATGAAATGCACAAGTATAAGATTGACTTATCAGACAGTATCTTTGTTATTAACGTGGGTGGCTATGTGGGAGTGAGTACTTTATCAGAGATACAGTATGCACAATCTAAGGGCAAAAAGATAGAATATTTAGTTCCTAGAGTTTGACCCTAGATATTGTTGAAAAGAAAGCGAGGAAGAATAAAATGTTTAAAGAATATGGTCACTGGATAGATGAAAGCGACAATTCATGGAATGCAAAGAAATATACAAAAGAACAGTCAATAAAGTATTCCGAGACGCTTGTAGATTGTAAATATTGCATAGATTGCATAGATTGCGAAGATTGCACAAATTGCATAAATTGCAAAAATTGCACATATTGCACAGCCTGTATACATCAGCATAGACAAGAAAGCGAGGGTGAATGATGAAAAAGGTAAATGATTGTTGGATGGATAAAGATAAGAATTTTTGGGATTCAAAATATTGTACAAAAAAGCAAGCAGTACTGAATTCTAAATCATTGGTGAATTGCACAAAGTGCATGAATTGCATAGATTGCTTTAATTGTATATTTTGCAGAGATTGTACAAATTGTACAGACTGTACAGATTGTGGACATTGCAAAAATTGTATAGATTGTATAGGCTGTGTAGGTTGTGAAAGTTGCCTAGAATTTAGAAGTTGGACAGATTGTACAGGTTTATATGATATTGTTGAAAAGAAAAGCGAGGGTGAATAATGAGTAAAGAAAAACTTGAGGAGCTAAGAAAATTTGTATGGCTTAGAGATATCCCATATCCTACAGTACCAGAGTACAGAGAGATGCACCAGAAAATACAGGAAATACTAGTGGAAATTGACATTATGATAGCTGAGATGGATGAATAAGTATGATAGTTTTTGGGATGAATGTGAAGATTATGAATCAAAGGAGGAATAATAATGGATTTCATGATAGTTTGTAGAAGATGTGGTGCAGAATTTAAATTAGAAAATGAACAGTTAGAGCAAATAGGTAGAGTTGCGAAAGATGTTACGGAATACCATACGATAATATGCAAAAATTGTTACACGGAAGTGATTAAAAAACAAAGTGCAGGACACATCGTTCTGAAAAAGGAGGAATAATAATGGCTAAAATAGTAACCTGTATTTATTGTGGAGAAGAATTTGAGATTGGATTTTGTGAAGATACTACTAATTTTTCGGATGACTTTTCTGCGGGAGATGATGGCTTTGGAGGAGATGATTGCTTTGGTGATGATTGTTTTGATGATTATTTTGAATGTGACTATTCTGATGAGAGCGAAGCAGTATGTTTTGAATGCCTTTGGAATAGTTTAGAAATGGGCAATGACTATGAGTAAAAAAATTGTCCAAGAGAAGTGAATAAGATGGATTTAAAAAGAATGTTAGAAATAACCGAAGAATCAGTAGTTACTGTTAAACCTAAAAAGGAGAATAATATGAAATATCAAATAAGAAATAAAATCACAAAAAGAATATTAACAAAAGAAGAGATTGAAGAATTTTCTCTAGTTATTGACCCTGTAAATGGAACAGTAGGTCATTACACTGTGAATAACGAGGGAAAACCATGGTCTTATTACTATGATTATGAAGTATTAACGTTACTAGAAGTAGAACCACTAGAAGAAGAACCCGTAGGAATAAGTGTTTATACAGTAGAGTACGGTGGTAAGAATATTTATGCCGATACTGTTTGGAATAGAGCGATAATAGCAAGAGACTGCACACTAGATGCGATTGATTTTTTTGATATGAATATAGTTATTAGAACCGAAATAATTGAACCAAGTGAGGTGGATAGTTTTATCGAACGTATTAATACAACTTATAATTTTACTCAGAAGTTTATTTGCAAACAAATAAAAAAACACGAAGCAATGGAAATAAAAAAGAAAGATACAAACGAATTTTAATAGTAATAGAAAAAGGAGATAGTTATGGAAAAAATAAGTTATTTAGAAAGATTTATAAATGGAGATTTACTTGTTGGTGGCAATGTTGGTAGTTTAGAATCCATTCAAAAGGTGCTGAATGAATTAAGTGATTATGGATACAAACATTCTACAATGTGTATGCACTATCTCTACCTTGTTTGTCCTTATAAAGACTCTAAAATGATTTACGGTACTAATATAAAAGATGGAGTAGATACAATGTGGGCTTTAACTTTTTATGAGAAGATTTTACAAGAAAAAAGAGCAATAGAAGAGGATGCAACAAAAGAAAAGTTCAAAGATACTCCTTATGAGTTCTATAACAAAATAAAAATGGCTAATCTTGAAAAAACCGAATCTCTATGTAGTAATTGTGAATTATATGAGAATTATCTTGATAATTGTCCTTTTGGCAAAACATTATTCATTAATTTAACTCAAAAAGGGATAGATACAGCTGTGATAAAGTGCGAACATTTCAAATTAAAAATAGAAGAAAAAGTAGAAACAGAAAGGTAGGCGAAAAATATTTTGACTGTTACAGGTGATTATTATGGCTCAAATGAACAAGAGAGATTGTATTTTAAAATGTGTCTACTTCAAGCTGAAATAGCTTTAGAGGGGATGAAAGCTCAAAATGTGATAAATATGAGAGATTATGGGTGTCCTAAGTACACTGAGGCAGATTTTTTAGGATTAATTGACAAATATAGCGTTTATCACAACGCATTTCCGTTCAATAAGTATTAAAGAGTACGAAAAGCCTTATTTTTGTAGTAAAACAAAATAAATACTTATTATTGGGATTATTATTGGTATTTATTAAAAAGGGGTGATTTTATGGATTATAAAATAGTTTTAGAGGATTACAAGATGATATTAGAATCTTTAGAAAACGAAAAAATTTCAATTATGGATACTTTACATGATTTGTACGGAGAATTAGGCTATAGAGCCACAGAAGTCTATTTTGGCTATAAAATAGGCGAAAATGACGTGCAAATCAATAAAATAGTTAAAAAAATATCAGTATTACGAGAAAAAGAAGATAAATTAATAGTTTTGATAAAGAAAATAACTGTTAAAATACTTATAAATTTAGTAAAAAAACATAAATAACACTTGACAAATAGAGTTATCTGTGATATAATGTAATAGTGGTGATAATAATACTTATATAGCATTAATTACAGTGCAGAGAGGAGTAGATAGTATGGGATATATGACGGACAAATTTAAAGGGATATATGAATTGAGAGTCCCATTAGATGAAGAATTTTTATGTTTTAATAAAGACGAAAAAGGGAAATACTTAGAAGATGATATTTATATAAGTTGTGGATTGGGTAAAATAACTCATTATGGGTATAATACCATGACAGCTTTTATAGTAGATGAATCAGAAGAAAGAGTTAATAGGACACAAGTATTTAATAGGATTGTGAAAGAATATAAAGATATTATTACAGATGTATTAGAGGGTGACGGAGAAGGTTGTTTTAATTTCAATGTAAATGACATTGAAATTATTGCTAAAGCAATGAAAGCTCGTACTAAAGGGAAAAATAGTAGTCCTTTCGCTAAAAAATATTTACCTTCCGAAGAATACGAAATACCTAAAAAAGATGATAAATTAATGAAGAGTGTCACGGCAAGATTTATTAAAAACAATAAAATGTATTTAATAACACAAGCTTATAGGGAATTCGCAGAAGAAAAAGGAATAGATATTACACAGTTGAGTCATAAAATGAGATTAAAACACAAAGAAGTATTTCATAAACTAGGATATTGGGAAGAGTTAGTTTCTTTTATAAATAACAAAGAAGAGTAACAATTAATCAACATTTAAACCGACAACTTAATCAAGAGGAAGGATTAAAGCGTTTAGAGGAAAACTGGAGGAGTAGCAATGGCTGGAGTAAAAATAGAAATACCAAATCAAAATAGGGGGGTACACGAATATGAAAAATTTAACCTAGCTGATAAAGAGTGTGTTGAATGGTTAATAAAATTAAGAAGTGAAATAGATGAATCATTTAAAACGCAGATGTTCAGCAATAATAATCCATTTGAAGCTAGTGACATACCTAATTTTAGAGAGCTTATAAGCATTATGTATATTGATTTAGAGGTTCTTATAAGAGGGTGCGGTTTTACACCGACACAATTATTGGTAATAAATAAGTTAATGATGGGATATGATTTAGCAGATATAGATGAAATGTTCTTGGAGCAAAATTACGGTCTATCAGAAACCATATTTGATATGGAATGTGATAGGATAGTGGAGGAAGCTGATAGAGTTAGAACAGAATGGTATAAAAAAATGGGTTTTAATGTACAAGAAAAAAAGTGTAGTAAATGTGGGGAAATAAAATTAGTAACCAAATTTGACAAAGATAACAGGAGTAAAGATGGTTTACACTCAAATTGTAAGAAATGTAGGAAGATTACGTCAGAAAATACACAAAAGGCTGAGTATGGGGCAAGAAGTTATTATGAAGGGTAATATTAGGAGGATAATAAAATTATGAGTATATTTTACATAAAACAACCTAATAATACAAGATTTGAGTTGTACTATGATACGGACATAACTACAGAGGAAAAAATACAAAGATTAGAAGAAACTATATTAAATCAATGGAATGATTATATTATAGATAAATGGATATGGTTGAACAAATGGGAACAATATAAATATAACCATGAAGATAATGTAAAATACTTGCTTTCTCGATGTTCTGATTTTTTACTTCAAGGAGAATTAAATCATGAAGGAATGTGGATGGGAACTAAAAAACAAAGAAAAATTTATGCCGTAGAGTCTGTTTTAACCTCTTCTAGTAACAATGTTAATGATTTTATTTACTCTATAGGGAATGATTCAACCACTGAATATATTCATAAAGATGATATTTCATTTAGAGACGAAAAAAAAGAAAAGATTTTAAACAAACATTTAAAATTTGAGTTTAATAATAAAAAAGTAAGAAAGTATAAAAAAGATAATAAAGATAGGCAAAAAAGAATAAGAAGTTTAAGTATTACAGTAGATTACTCTAAGCCTTATAAAAGCAAATGGTGTATTGTAGGTTCTGATAATTTTTTTGAATTTGATAATAAAATATTCGGTATAGAAGGATTTATCGAAGAGTATCAAGGAAAAGTAATGAGAAACGGAGATTTATTCTACGAGCAAGACAAGATTTTAGCCTATGTTCAAAATGGTAAATATTATTTTTATAATATGGGTTATTATAAAATAAGTGAAGCGGGAATATGGTTGCAACAGGACAATAATATTTAAATAGTAAAAAAAAGGAGATGAAGATATGGCAGTTTTAACAGTAGCAAAGAATTACATGTTAACACAGTTAGGAGGACAAGTAGACTTTATAAGTTTACATACAGCTTATCCCCCAACTGACGGTAATGAAATATCTGGAGGTTCACCAGCATACGCAAGAAAGGCGGTAACATGGGGTACTTCGTCATCGGGTTCAATCTCGGCAACTAACGCTCCTGTTTTTGACGTTCCAGCTGGAACTACAGTAGGCGCTGTTGGTTTTTATCCACTAGCAACTGGAGCAGTTATACAAGCAGATTTCGATGTAACTGATGAAGTTTTTGCTGGTCAAGGTACTTACACAGTAACTAGCGCTAGTATTAATTTGAACGCTTAATCAAAACTTTAATATTGTAAAAAGGGGGATGAGTATAAATGATTACTTTATCCCCCTATGACAATAAAACATCAAATTTTTTAGATTTAAATACACTTGCAGAATTAGATTTAGGTATAACAGTTGAAGTTCATATTGATATATCTAATGGAGTCGAAGTTGGATTTTTTAATATTCTATCCGTTTTAGATAACAAAACACTAGGATACTTAGATTCATATACACTTGGACAATTAGGATTAAAACAAGCTGGTATAAAATCTATTGCTAAAAATATAATAGTAAGCGAACCTATCAATCAGTCACTTACGGTAAAAAGAAATGTTAACTCAAACATAGTTAATTCAATTGGGATTAATCAATCATTTACAGTAAAAAGAAATAGTAAAACAAACATAACCAATTCACTAAACATTAATCAGTTGCTTACAGCAAAAAGAAATGTTAACTCAAACATAGTTAATTCAATTGGGATTAACCAGTTGCTTACAGTAAAAAGAAATAGTAAAACAAACATAACCAATTCAATTGGAATTGGGCAGTTATTAGAACTCAATAAAGGAATTAATAGCAACTTAAATATAACCAATTCAATTGGAATCGGACAATCATTTACAGCAAAAAGAAATGTTAATTCAAACATAGTTAATTCAATTGGAATTAATCAATCATTTACAGCAAAAAGAAATGTTAACTCAAATATAGTTAATTCAATTGGAATTAATCAGTTGCTTACAACAAAAAGAAATAGTAAAACAAATATAACCAATTCAGTAAATATTAATCAATCATTTACAGCAAAAAGAAATGTTGGTTTGAATATAGCCAATTCAGTAAATATTAGTCAATTATTAGAATCTAATAAGGGAATTAATAGCACTATTCTGATAGAATCTGTAAGAGTTGGGCAATCACTCGATACAAAAATAAATGCTATCTCAAGCGTGATAAACTCAGTCGAGATTAGACAGTTATTAGATGTAGAAAAGAATGCGCAATTAAATATAGTAAGTTCACTCAGAATTGGGCAATTATTAGATGTAGAAAAGAATATCAATTCAAGTGTAATAAATTCAATTGGAATTGAACAATTAATAGATGTAGAAAAAAATAGTAAAATAAATACAGTGAATTCAATTGGAATTGAACAACTACTTACGACAAAAAGGAATATCAATTCAAGTGTAATAAATTCAATTGGAATTGAACAATTAATAGAATCTAATAAAGGAATTAATAGCAATATTTTAATGGGTTCTTTAGTAATAAGCCAATCAGTTAATTATTCCGTTATTAAACAAGCTTATATTATAAACAGTTTAAAGATAGAGGATATAGTAGAGATAAAGACTGGTAGAACAGGTTTTGTATCTAATAGCGTTGGAATAACAACTAATGTTTTGCACTCTGTAGAAGGTTCTGCGGATGTTTTAATCACAGAAACAAACAACGTTTTATTGACTATTAAAAAGAATAGTGTTTTTAATGTAATCAATTCAACAAGCATTGAACAATTACTTGAAGCAAAAAGAAATACTAGTTCAACTATGATAAATTCAGTTGGAATTGAACAGTTATTAGACGTAGAAAAAAATAGTAAATCAAGTACAGTGAGTTCACTCGGAATAAGTAACAATGTTGTGGCAAAAAAAGGGATTTCTGCTGATATAACTAATTCTATCGGAATTGAACAATTATTAGAAAATTCAAGTATAGATGAAGTTAATGTAACAATTACATTGGGAATTACACAGTTTTTAGAATCAGAAAAGAATGCGAAATCAGATGTAATTAATGTAGTGAGTATTGGACAATTAGTAGAAACAAGAAAAAACATTATAACTAGCATAGTTAATCCCATTGGCATAGAACAATTAATTACAATAGGGAAAAATATTGAAACTAATATTGCAGTTTATTTATTAACAACCAACCAATCAGTTAGTTACAGTGCCAACAAGCAATCTTCTGTAATAGAGGATACAGCAATTAGCGATTTAGTAGAGATAGAAACTAACAGAACAGGTTTTGTAGTTAATAGCGTTGGAATAACAACTAATGTTTTATACTCTTTAGAAGGTTCTACAAATATTTTAATCACAGAAACAAACAACGTTTTATTGACCGCTACTAAACATGTTGGTTCTAACACTGTGAACAATGCAGTTGGTACGGAGATTAATGTTACTTGCAATATCACCAGTGGCGCAGAGGTAAATATTGAAGCAACAGTAAATATGGCGTTATCAACTACTAAACATATTAGTTCTGATAATGTTTTAAGTTCAATAAAAATAAATCAAATAATGACATATTTTGTAAATAAACAATCTTTTGTTATAGAAGAAATAAGAATCACGCAAAATATAACGACAAGAATAAATAAATTTAGTTCAATTATTAACAGTATCGGAACAGATATAAATATTAGCTATATTTTACCTGCTATTTTGAATATAATTATTGAAGAGTCAATTAATCTGTCTTTAACTTATAAGAAAAATATCAATACGTATATTGATGAAGATTTATTTATAGAACAAAATTTATTAGGTTTTAAGAATGTAAACAATATAACAATTACAAATAATATTATTACAAATCAAAATGTTGTAGGACGGAAACACAACATAGTAGACATTGCTTTTGTAGAAAATTGTAGTAACTTAATTGACTATTATACCAGTAGGTTTAGTGCGATTGAAATAATCGTAAGTATTGGACAATCTCTTAATTATTCATTTGTTTTCAACATTACAGGAATAAATGATATAATAAGAACTAAATCAACTACCGTAGTTGACGAGAGTATAATGAACTATAGCGATACAATAACAGTAAAACAAACCACTACAATAAACACGAAAGAAAATTTTGATATAATAAGGACTAAATATGAACAAATTCCGTAATACAGAGGAGGGATGATTGTTGGCTGATATAATTAACCTAGAAATAGACCAAGGAGCAACTTTTACGCATGGTTTTCAATGGGTAATGGATGGAGTTATTGTTGATTTAATAGATTATGACGCAAGAATGCAAATAAGAAGAGTGTCTAATGGTAGTGTGGTTATAGACATTTCAACATCATCAAGCGGAATCACAATAGATAGCGTTAATAAAGTTGTTTTATTAATAACTTCTATAGAAACTTCTATCATGGAAGATGTCCAAATGGTTTACGATTTAGAATTAATAAAAGGGGATTTTATTAAGAGACTTGTCCAAGGACATGTTAGATTAAATCCAAATATAACCATATAACCAAAATTAATGTAAGAGAGTATAAAAATAGAAATTATAGGCTCTTAATTACATTTTAACGGATATGTTAAAATATCCGTATAAGCTCTATTAGTATAATGGCAATACAACTGCCTTGTAAGCAGACAATATGTGTTCGATTCGCATATGGAGCTTTCCTCTTGTTGATAAGAGGGGTTTAACAAAATAAAATTGAAAAGAGTGATATTTTGAAAGTAAAAGAAATAGTGATAATAAGTTTATTAGTATTATTAATAAGGCATCTAGATGAATTTGCTTCTATATGTTTACAATTTTTTAATGTATTATTAAATAAGTATATTGCAAGAGTTCAGACAGATATCTCAGAAATGTTACCCTCAGAAAAAAAGAGGAAATTCAGAAGGTTTGGTAAAATAGGTTTTACTCTTTATCCAGAAGAAGAACAAATAGAGCTTGAAGATGAAGAAGAGCTCGAAGATGAAGAGGAGGAAGAATATGAGTAGTAAAGATGGTAAGATTTTTGAAGAGAATATAAAAAAATCTGCTGATAAACAGGATATTTATTGCGAGAGAATAAAAGATAGTGCTAGCTCTTTCGGTCAAGACAGTGACTTTACAAAATATACTGTAAAAAATCCCTACGATTTTATATTTTTCAACGACCGTTGTTATTTCCCTAGTGAATTAAAATCAACTAGTATGAGCAGTATATCAATACAAAGAACGAATAAAGATAAATCTGCGGGTAAAATGATTAAATATCACCAAATAAAAGGTTTAAAAAAAGGAATAGATTATGATTTTATTTATCCTAGTTTTCTACTAGATTTTAGAGTGACTAATAATACTTACTATTTGTCAATAGAGGATTTCTTAAGATTTTTAAAAGAGAGTGATAAAAAATCAATTAATGAAAAAGATGTAGTTAAGTATGGCGGTATTATCATAAATAAAAAACTTTTAATAAAAAATTACGAATACAATCTCAAAGAAATATTTAATTCAAATATAATAAATAAACTTGAAGGAGAGAAATAGTTTGAATAGTAGAACAACAAGTAATAATGAAATGAGAAGGATTGCTGGTTTAATGTACCCTAAGTTAAATTTTGATAAGGCTATGTACAGAATGGTTCAAGATAATTTAGTGGTAGTTTGTAGTAAAAACAAGAAAAGCTGTGCTAAAACTTACAACGTAATGGATTTTATAATCCAAAAATACAGTTAGAGAGGACTGAATTATTTGTCAAAATCAAAAAAAGAAGATATTATAGTAAGTTTCAGTGATTCAAGTGCTATAGAAACAGTAACAGGAAGCAATGTCCATGTTTCTTATAAAAATATCAACATAATGATAGAGTTCGGCTTATTTCAAGGTGGCAATATGCAAGAGTGTTATTCTAGAAATTCAAGAAACTTTAGTTTCAAAGTAAAAGAATTAGACTATGTATTCGCAATGCACAATCATATAGACCACATAGGATTAATACCTTTGCTATATAAAAGAGGTTGCGAAGCAAAAATAATTATACCAACTGGTTCTAAAGAGATAATGTATAAAATGTTAAGCAACTGTTCTTTTATACTTGGCTCAGAAGCGGAGATTTTAACTAAACGTTCTAAAAATAGTAAAATTTATTCTCCTATTTATACACAAGAAGATGTAGATAATATAATGAAATATATAGAGGAATATGATATGTACGAAGTTCATGGGCTAGATGATTTAGTCAGATTTAAATTAATTAGTAGTGCGCACGTAACAAACGGAACTTCTTTAGTTTTAGAAATTAAAAAAGGGCAGAATTATAAAAAAATATTATATACAAGTGACTTAGGTAATATAAGGTACAAAACTTATTATTGCAATAATTTAGATAAAATAAAAAATGCGGACTTAGTTATTTCTGAATGTACTTACGCAGATAAAAAAAGGAGCAATAGTAATCCAATAGATAGGGAAAAAGACAAAGAGAAAATATACTCCGCAGTAGAACAACATAGAAAGGTATTAATACCAGTATTTTCATTCCATAGAGGGCAAACAATTGCGACTATACTTTACGAAATGTATTATGAAAAAGGCATAGACAGAATGATATATATGGACTCAATGCTTCTCAATGATATTACAGATATATATAAAAAGAATTTCCCAGAATTCCATAAAGTTATGGATTGGGATAAAATAAAACAAATAACAAAAAAAGAAAGAGATGTATTACAAAATTCTAAAGAAAAAATGATAATTATAGCTTCTTCTGGGAGTTTAGTAGGTGGAGCTAGTGTTTCATGGGCTAAAAAATTAATAGAGGATGATAGAAACTGTATAGTATTTTGTGGATACCAGTTTGAAGGTAGTTTAGGTTCTAAGTTAAAATCTAAGAAACAAAAAACAGTTAATATAAATAGGAAAACTTTTAAAAATAAAGTAAATATAGTAAAATTGAAGAGTTTATCTGGACATATTCAACATGATGATTTATTAGAATATCTTTCCAGTATAAATTGTTCCGTAGTGGCATTACACCATGGTAACGAAAATGATAAATTGGCTTTCAAAAATGAATTAAAAAACGAGTACGAAAAATTGTGTAAGAGCACGAAAGTCATTTGTCCAAGTCGTAGTACGAAAATAAGATTGTAAAGGGGTGGCTTTCAATGTCGGATTATAAACAGCAAAAAGGAGAAAATTTTGATGATTATACTTATAGAATTATAAAGTCTAGAAAAGAACTTGGCTTAGAGTATGACGAATTATATGACATACTGTATCAAGAAACTATAAGCAATGAGGAATCAAGAAAAAGGTTATACGGTATAACTACTCACATAAACAGAAATATGGAATTAAAATTTAGTATACCAGAATCATTTCTAGAAAAAGAGACTTTTGAATTAAAGTCAGATGGTTCACATGAATTACAAAAATTTGTTGAAGCTTGCGAAGAAGATTTAAAATCACCAGATAAAATTATGGAGATTTTAGGATATGACCCTTTAGAATGGGAATTAACATCTTCTAGACATAATAGATGGAATGTATACTCTAAAAGAGATGGCAAACAATTAATGTATTCTCTTAAAGCCAATCTTAAACCTAGAAAAATAAAAATAACTGTTGATAAAATAACAGATATAGTTAATAAGCTAGATTTAAATTTAGGAGTTGTCGGAGATTATATGTATGTCTCAGATGGCGATGTAATTTTAGAAATACCCATGATGGACGTGCATTTCAATAAGTTTATAGACGAAAGAATAACTGGCACTGTATCAAATATGGAGACAGTTAAACAAGACTATTTATCTGTAGTGAACTATTTTTTGAGCAGAGTAAAAGATAGAGAAATTAAGAAAATAATATTTCCAGTAGGGCAAGACTTCTTTAATTCGGAGTTTGATAAAAACACAACCCAAGGAACTCCACAGGATAATGAAAAACCTTCTGATATAATGTTTGAGGAAGGAACTACTTTAATATTTCAATCTATTGAATTATGTAGAAAAGTAGCGCCAGTGGAAGTTTTATATGTGGCTGGTAATCATGATATGACAATAGCTTATTATGCAATGAGCGCTTTAAAACGTGGTTACGATATGGCTAATATAAAAGGAGTAACATTCGACTTGTTAATAAAAAGAAAGTATGTTGAATTTGGTAAATGCCTTATAGGATATACACATGGGAACAAGGAAAAGGCAAAAATCGAAAAAGAAAACTTAATGCAAGTAGAAGCTTCGGAGGCTTGGGGAAGAACAAAATATAGAGAGTGGCATTTAGGTCATGAACACCACGAAGATGTTATAGAAAGAGGCGGTATTAAATATAGAAAAATAAATTCTATAACCGCTACTGATAATTGGCATTATGAAAATGGGTATGTGAGTGCGTTGAGAATGGCACAAGCTTTTTTATGGCATAAAGATTTTGGTCTTCTAGATATTTATAATTGTCCAATAATTTAATAATTAATCAATAAAAGAAAAGAGTTTAAAGACTCTTTTTTTTTATTGGAATAAATCAAGTGTAGTGTAACGGTAGCACACGTGCTTTGGGAGCATGTAGTCGAGGTTCGAATCCTCCATTTGGTATTTAACAAATAAACAATAAAGGGGCAATGTAATGGCTGTGTACAATTATATTTGCAAGAACAAAGACTGTAAGAAGAAGTTTGGTTTAGAGTGTAATGCTAGTGAATTAGATAAAAAAAAGCCTGTGAAGTGTGATGAATGTGGATGTAAAGTAGACATGGATTTAGAAAACTTTCGTTACAGTAAAATAGGTGTAATATGGAAAACTAGTGGCGCTTATGGCAAGTCTAATTAATTAGATGTGTAAAGGGAGGGATTTATAATGGCGGAAAAGATTCATTTTTGTACCCAATGTGGTAAAGGAGCTACGGACTATAGTGTAAAAACTGATTTTTATATTAGTTACAGTAAAACACATAAAAATCTTAGAAGGACGCATTTATGTAAAGATTGTATTATATCAAATTCTTTAGATGGTGTTGAATTCAATAGTAAAAAGTTTGTAGATACTTTGACAGTAGTAGACAAACCTTATATCCCAATGTTGGTTGATTCTTCTATAGAAGAAACATACAAGGTTTATAAAGACGAAGGTATAGTAAAAGAAAATATATTAAAAGAGCATGGCGATGTAGTGGTCGGTCTATATATGAAAAATGTTGGGATGAGACAGTACAAAGGAATGACTTTTAGAGATGGTGAACAAGTTGCCGATATATCTGATGATGAAAAAATAATAGCTAAATTAAAAACAGACAAGTTTGATTTAGTGGAATTAGTAGAAAAATATGGTTATGGTCATCCAGCAGAAGATTATTATAATTTTGAAAGAAAGTATAATAAATTAACTATTGGGTACAGAGAGAAAACTTCTCTGCATACAGAAGGATTAATAACTTATATTATACATAAAGTAAAAGAAGAAACAGCTACAGCTAACGGAGATGTGACAGAAGCTGAAAAGTGGTCAAGAATGACTAAGACAGATGCGACCTCTGCTAAAATTAATGTGTCTCAATTAAGCAAAAGCGATATAACAGGTGGTATAGATTTAATACCTCAGCTAGCAGAAGCTATGGAAGAAAGATTGAGTTTAATTCCTGTGATGCCTAAGTTAAGAGCTATTCCTTATGATGATGCTGATATGATTATATGGGCGTTAACGAATTATAATAGGAGACTAGAAGAAAAACCAGAAGTGAGTTATGCAGAAGTATATGGTTTTTATGATAATTTTCTAGAAGAATATTTCAGAGACGAAAAAGGGCTTGCTCCCGAACAAGTAGAAATAGAAAAGAAAAAACGTAATAATGTTTTTAAAGACTTAGGAGAAAGATATTACGAGCCTATATACGATTCAGAAAAAGAAGAAAATGAAAATAGGGAAGATATCGAAGTTGTTACGTTAGAAGAAGATAGTGGTGAGGGTTATGAGTAGTTATGATAATTTTCAATCAGATAATGTAAAATTTTCAAGCAATAGAACAGATTTTTATAATCCAGATTTTGATACACCAATAATAGGTGATATTGGTGATTTAATAAATAGTCAAAATGAACACAAATGGGCTGAGTTAATTAGTTGGCTTCGTTGGTATCCAGACATAGCTTATGACTTAATTACTCCTAAAGAAGGGAAAAAATTAATATTAGATAATGACCAAAGAGTAGCACTTAGATGTTTGGTTAGATTCCCAGAGAACTATATGTGTGTAATAAGGGGATACGGTAAATGTGTCGCTGGAGATACTTTAATTAGAACTGATAAAGGACTAATTGAAATAGGAGAATATTTCAATTATTCTAAACCAATTACAGAGGAAGAAAAAATACACGATGTTAATGTAGTTGATAGATACGGTAGTATAGAAAAAAGCACAGCTGGTATCTCTTCTGGCCATAAAGATACAGTCATATTAAAGACTGATGACGGGTATGATATAGAGCCTAGTCTAAATCATCCATTACTAGTAATGTCAAAAAATGGAAATTTAGAGTGGAAAAAATCAGAAGATATTGAAAATGGAGATTATTTATGTATCTCAAGGGAAGATGGTATTTTTGGTTCTGACGTGAATATTAATGTGGATATGGATTCTTATTTAGACAAATTGTCTAATAATATAAAATCTCAAGTAATTAGAGGGAAATTTAAAAATGGAATTCCTAAGACCCTCGACAAGGATTTATCTTATATAATTGGAGTTTTGTTAAGAGAAGGTGGATTAACTTCTGACAAACAGATATATTTTACCAATATTGATGAGGAAATAATAAACAAAGTTATAAAGTATTTCGAAGAAGTACTTGGTAAAAAAGTAATTAAACAAGGTAAATCTTGCCTTGTTAGCGGCATGTATAACAGAGAATTTTTTAAACAATTGGGACTAGACTATTCTAGTACTTCTGACAGAAAAATTCCTAATATAGTTATGAAAAGTAATAAAGAAAATGTTTCTAGTCTTTTAAGAGGATTATTTGACGCAGATGGCGTAGTAGAAGATGGAAATGCTATTTCTTATTCTACCGATAGTGAAAAAATGTCTAAACAAGTGCAACAGTTATTGTTGTGCTTCGGTATAATTTCTAAAAGAGGTTACAAAGTGAATAAAAAAACCAAAATAGGTTACTATACTATACGGATTATGAGTAAAAATATAGATATATTCGCAAAAGAAATAGGTTTTACCTCTATTAAGAAATTAGAGAAGATGGAAAATACAATTAAAAGAACAAATAGAGGAAATGCTAATATAGACATAATTCCTTTCCAAAGAGACAGAATATCAAATTTAGACATCAGTAAAGAAGTAAGACAAAAAATGCAAACTGTAATATCACAAGGGTGCGAATTAAATTATGATAAATTACATTTTTTGTTAAATAATATTGATGATGAATATTTGAGAGAATTATTAGAATTAAATTATTTTTATAGCAAAGTTGTTAGCAAAGAGAATAGTTCAAATTGGGTGTATGATATACATGTTCCTTCAACAAATTCTTTTATTGGTAATGGTTTTATAAATCATAATACGATGCTTCATATAATGGCTCAATATCATATAGCTAGATTTTTTCCAGCAATAGCTCTTTCTATAACAGCTTCCACAAAGGAATCCGCTGTTGGTATATGGAAAGAGAAACACGATGAGCTATTAGAATATTTTCCAGCACTAGCCGATGAGATGAAAGAAGCTTCTTTCCAAAAAGACAGAGGTTACGTAAAGTGGGTAAATGATAGTTGGATGGATGCTTTAGCAAACTCAAAACAATCTAATGGTAAAAGACGTAGAAGAGGCGGTTTAGAGGAAAGTAATATTATTGATAAAGAAGTATTACAATCAAGCGTATTGCCAATATTTAATATTCCAAGACGTACTCTCGGCAATCTAATAGACCCAGAAGAATTAAATGGGCAAATAAACAGATATACAACAAGCGGTTATAAAAACTCAGATGAATTTGAAATAATAAAATCTGTATATCAAAGAATGATTAACCTCGAAGGTGGGTTCTTAGTAGGTTCTGATTGGCGACTTCCAGTTTATTTTGGAAGACAAAAAATTAGCATTGTAAATCTAGCTAGAGAGGGAGGATTAACTGCTTTCAAACAAAACTACTTATGTGAATGGGTAGGAAGTGTAAGAAATAGTTTAATAAATATAACAAAATTATTAAATTGCAGAACTATAGTAAAATTTGAGCTAGAAATACCCAAAGACAAAAGAGGCAATAATATGCTTTATGAATATGTAATTGGTGTTGACGTTGCTAGAAGTGCTTCTGAATCTAATAATCAGACTGCTTTAGCAGCATTAAGATTAGGAAGAAATTTAAAAGGCAAGATAGAAACTTTGGATTTAGTAAATATAGAAACCCCTAGTAATGGCTTAAATTATGAAGAACAAGCTTTAGTAGTTAAAAAATTCTTTGTTAGGTACGGTGGAACATGGGATTTAGCCACTACAAGAGTTAAAGCAGTAGTCATAGATGCTAATACTATTGGTCAAGGTTTGGTAGAAAAATTGCTAGAACATACTACAGATATAGATACAGGAGACATTTATCCCTCATTTTCTACAATAAACACAGATGAAAAATTTGAGGGTAACGAAGCTATAGAAATGGTTTATTCTTTTAAATCAACAGGAATAAACAGTGAGGTAATAACTAAGTTCATAGATGTTGTAGAGTCTAGAAGATTAAGAATATACAAAAGTTGGAACGATTTAAAACCAGACACACCTAGATTCACAGAAGAAGAAACAGATAATGAAATAGCTTGCGAACAAACACAAAGGTTTATAGACCAAGTAGCTAATCTAAAGTTAGTTGCCTTAAGTGGTGGAAGTGGTAAAAATACCGTAGTACAAGTAGTAAAAAAAGTTGACAAAGATATTTATGCTGCTTTTGCTTACGCTGTATATTATATCGCTTTGTTTTTAGATGAAGAAGTAAGTGAAAGTGATTATGAATATGTAATTAGAACAAAAACTAATTAAGAAGGGCGGTGATTTATTTGAATGACGAAAACTTATCAGTCAATAGCGAAAATAGTTCTTTTGATGTTGAAGTGAACTCAATGCAGTCTAATATGTTTGAGATAAAACTTATCAACAATAGTGATTATACCATGAACGATATAAATACTTTTATAAGCTCTCCTATGACTTATAATAAGCAAGCGAGGGCTTTATCTAGAATGTTTTATAACACGAACGGCTTATTTTCCAATGTTATTGATTATAGTGTGTCTATACCATCTTTAAATAGAATTGTAAGTATTATAGATGATAAAAAAATAGATAAATCTTTAATAGTCAAAGAAGATAAAGTCATAGAGTTATCAAGTTTAATAGGACATAAATCAAGTACGAGAGATGTAATGAGACAACTTCTTTTAGAAGGTACTTATATAGGTATATTAAGGGATACGTATGATACTGTAAAACCAATATTGTCTGGCGGTAACGTGGAATCAATAGAGGAAATAGAAGGTTTAAATATCGCAGAAGGTGTAATGATACAGCCACTTAATTTAGACTATTGTAAAGTAATAGGTTTAAGTGGTGCTACACAAATAGCGGCTTTTGATATGTCTTATTTCGACAACTATAAGTACGGAGGATTATTAAGCGAGATAAGAAACTTCCCTAAAGATTTTCTAAAAGCTTATAATTTATATAAGAAAGATTCTAGTAAAAGATGGTATCAATTAGATATTAACACCACTGTAGTGTTAAAATTTAAAGCTAATAAAAAAGAAGCCTACGGTAGACCTTATTGTATATCAGCAATGAGGGACATGCAATTTGCTAAAGAGTATGAAGATGACCAATATGTCCTAATACAAGAATTAGCTAGTTCTATTTATTACTTAGAATTGCCAGAGGGCGAAAAAAAGGGAACTTGTTCTTTGAAAAAATTGCAACAAGAAGCTGTAATAAGAGCTTTTGAGGACTCAGTATTATCCAACGTAAATGGTAACGGTAAAAAAGTAACTACTTTAACCTTACCTCCTAACGCTAAAATAGATAGATTAACAAAAGATTCCTCTTTAATAAAAGATACTTTGTCAGATGAAAATATCAAGAAAACATCTACTTCACTTGGTTTTGCTTCTTCTGCATTGAACGCTTCGAGTGATTCTGGAGCAAGTTATGCAAGCTTACAAGTAAATATAGATTTAATAGCAAGTCAATTATACGAAGTATTAGAAAATATTTCTTCTGAATATACTAGGGTTTTTAACTATTATTTATTTGGGGAAAAAAAGCCTAGTATTAGATTTGAATATTTGAACATTACATCACTAAACAACAAAGAAGTATTCGAACAAGCAAAAGAAATGTTTACGCTTGGTGCTGGAAGTAGAAGGTTTATGATAGAGGCTAGTAGTTTCAACTCTGAATCATATATTTCTATGATGCGACAAGAAAAATTTGAGAAATTTGATGAAGAATTCTTCCCACATGCTACAAGTTATACAATGTCAGATAGTGCGGATATACCCAATCCAGATGGTAATGTAGGTGGTAGACCTGTAGGAGATGTAAAAGATAAAACAAGTCCTTCTAGTATAATTGCGCAAGGAAAAAATAAAAACACATAAGGGGGTGTAAAGTAGGTGTTAGATGAAAACGGAAGTGTTATAGAAAACGAAGATACCGAATTAAGCCAAAAAACAGTAGCGTACGAAACAGAAGGGTTTTTTATAGAAATTAACAATATTAATTTAGCTGATGTTTCTGGTAGAACTAGAATAAAAATGTCGGCTCATGAAATTTACGGTACAGATAGCCAATATAACGAAAATGGTTTAACTTGGACTGAAAATTCAACTAGAGAAAACATTGAATCTGCTATTGGTATGCCTTATGTGGCAGTATTTCCTTACGGAGATAATGAAATACCTTTTGACCATGGAGAACAAGTCTATGATGAGGAGGGGAACGTATCTTTCCCAGAGAGTGTACAAGTCGGTAGTGTGCAAAAAGCCTATATAGAGGAAGTTAACGGTAAAAAACTTTTAATGACAGAAGGGTATTTGTCAAATCAAAGATATCCTAAATTTATAAAATGGTTGAAAACTGTTATTAAAAACGAAGACATAAAAGGCTCTGTAGAAATAAACGGCAAAGAGGGCGCTAAACAAATTGTATATGAAAATGGAAGGACTAACGAAGACGGAAGTTTAAAAATGGGCAGAAAACCTTCTGTGTATGATTACACAGGATTGGCTATTTTATATGGACAGCTTCCAGCAGATGAAACTTCTCAAATCATTGAGTTAAATTCTAAAAAAGATGATAATAATAAGGAGGAATATGAAATGGAATTTAAAGAATTATACGAAAAAGAAGTAGCAAAGAACAAAGAACTTGAAATTGAAATCAATAGTTCTAAAGAAGCAGTTACTAAATTAGAGGCAAGTATAGTGGAGAAAGATGAAACTATAGTTAACGCTAATAGAGTGGTTGTTGAAAAAGAAACAGCTTTGGAAGCATTAACAAAAGAACATTCAGAAATCAATACCGAGTATGAAAAATTAATTAAAGAAAAAGCAGAAGCAGAAGTAAATAGTTATTTCGAATCAATTAAAAATGTGTTTGAAGAAGAAGAACTTACTTCATTAAAAACTTTCGCAGAAAATTGTGATTTAGTTGGATTGAAAGCTAAAGAATCTGAAATTTGCACAGCTAAATTCAAAGCTTTAAAATCTAAAGAAACAAAAACAACAAAAACTGATACAGAAACTAATACAGTCGTAGTCGTTAAAACCGAAGAAATCGATGCACCTAAATTCGAATCTTTGAGCGACATTAAATAATAAAAAGGAGGAATACATTATGTCAATTTGGAAATTTGGGGACTATCAAGCGTACACATCAGCAAATGTTAGAGCTGATGTAAAACCAGAGGCAACAGTAAAGAATGGCTATGTTGGAAAATTCAACCCAGCTACAATGCAATTCGAACAATTTGATACAGCGGCAGAAGCATTAGGGGATGTATGGATTGTCGGTAATCTTATAGACACGCCAGAAACTTTAAACACTGGTGACTTCGAAGTTACTACAGAAGATTTTGCTAGAATTTTTAAACTCAATGATGTTGTGGGTAAAAGAATAGAAGTCGAAGGTAACATCTGTGATACAGCTTTCGCTAGTGTATCTGTTGGGGATTACTTAATTCCAGAAACTGGTAATTATCAAGTAACATTAAAAGCGGCTGAAACTGGAGCTTATAGTGTAGCTTTACTTGTTAAAGCTAAAACTACAATGGGTAACTTTGTCATAGACAATGCGGCAACTGGCGGATATATCTGTGAAGTTGTTTCAATCACATTCGCATAAGAATAATTAGAAAAGGAGGAATAAATTATGTTAAATTTTAAAGACATGAAAGTTGATTCTACAAACTCTACACAAGTAGAAACAGAGTTAAATAGTATCAATTCGAATGAAACTACTAAACAGAATATTGAGATTTTTACGAGTATGGTAAAAGGTCAAGACGTTAGTGCTTACGGTAAAAAAGTAGATGATATTGCTAACTATATGACCGCTCTTGCTAAAAGAGCTGTGGCAGGAGATACAAAAGCTGGCAACGAAATCAACGCTATTCGTACAATTATGATTCAAGCTCCATTAGTAGACAAATTAAATCTCTTTAATTTGATGGGAGAAGTAATCCAAGTTGGTAAAAACGAAGAAGTTAGATTCGAAACCTACGAATTGCAAGGAGTGAAATCTAAAGAACAAGCTAACAGTGGTTCTTTTCCATTCGCTACTTCAAAATTCAGAACTGAAACAATGACAGACTTCACAACAATCACAGGTGGTACTTTGGTAGATTACAGACAAATGGCTACAGGTAACTTGAATGCAGAAGCTGTTATGGTTGACCAAGTCCAAACCGATATGATGAATCAAATGTTTTATCACATTTACAAAGCATTATACACAGGTATTAAAAATGCTACATCTTTGAAGAATTTTTCAGAAACGACTGGCATTTCTAAAGCGGCTTTGGATGCGGCTTTGCTTAAAGCAAGACGTTTTAATCCTAACGGACAAGTAACTATCGCTGGAGACTATTCTGTAGTTTCTCAATTAAACGCAATGGCTGGTTTTAGCACTGATGCTACAACAAGTGCAATGACTTCGGTTAGATATTCACAAAGAGTTATGGATGAAATTATGAATACTGGTCTTTTGAGCAGATATTACAAAAATCCTGTAGTTGAAATAGGTAATAGCTATGATTTTACAAAAATCAATGCAGCTGGAGATTTCTATGAAACTTATTTACCAGAAGGATTGTTATTCTTGCTTCCAAGTGGAGTCATCTCACCTTTGAAAATTGGTTTAAGAGGTGGAATTGAAACTATGACAGGCGAAGATATTAACACTAGAGTTAAAGTACAAAGATTTGATATTGAATTTGGTACTCATCTAGTTAAAGAACATATTCCAGCAATGGGATTGATTTCTGACGACACTTATGACGTAGGTCAAGCGTAGTTAGGTAGCTTATTTTATTAACCTATAAGGGAGAGGATTAATCCTCTCCCTTAATTAAAAATGGAGGTTTTATAATGGAAAGTAATACAGGTAGAGTAATAGAATTACAAAAAAGATATAAAGTTAAAAACATATGTGATTGGGATTTAGGTATAGGAGCTTTCGGCTTTGATATACTTATAAAAGCTAATTCTGTAATGCCAATGAAAGGCGAAGATATAGATTTATTAATATCTAACAATAACGTATTTTTTTGGGGCACAGGTAATGGCGACCATGCTAAAATAATTATTCTAGATGAAGAATTGAAAAAATTTCTTGAACTAGATAAACAAAAAATCTTAAATAAAGAGAAAATTGAACAAATAATAGCACTTAAAACAGATGGGGCATTTGAAAAAAATGTTGAAGATAACGTTGTAGAAACTCATGAAAAAGAAGTTTTCTATAATTTTATTAATAAAAAAGATGATTTTGCTGGATTATCTGCTAAAAAATTAAAATTTGTAGAAGCTCACTTGGGAAGAGTATTTGAATAAAAGGAGATGATGATTTGGGAACTGATTTACAAGAAGTATACACAAGCTTTTTTTCTAAGACTGTTTTTGATTATTCACTCTTACAAGATTTAGTCTATATATTTTTAAAATCTGCTTTAACTAGAGCTAAAAAGAACACTAATCACTCTCTTGAAATGACATTTACCAATGAAGAAGCTTTTGAGGGTTACTTTGTAGAAGTACTGGATGAAGAAGAGGTAGAATATATTGCTTTGTGGATGCGTTGGTATGAAGCTTCTAGAGCAACACAACAGGTAGTTAAAATGGCTAATTCGGTAGGTAGCAATGTTTTTTATAGAAATGAAACTAATAAAAGTCTTATGGAAAGTAAAATTGCTGGGCAACAACAAGCTTATTCAGATGTAATATTATATGAGCAAGATTTTTTCTATATGTAGCTTGGGGGTGCAATATGAGTGACAATGATACTTTTAGAGTAAAGAATTTAGAAATGGACTTTAATTATCTTTGTGAGGTTGAATACAAAAGGATATTATTATTAATGGCAGAAGTAGAAAAACAGTTTGATATAGATTTAAGAGACTACAGAGAATTAAGACATAAATTTTTAGATGTCGCTAATTTCATAAGAAAATTACCTTCAATAAGGGAAGGTGATTAATATGGACACAAAACCTTCATGGATGACTGAGAGTTTAGATAATCCTTATTTGTTAATTAATCAAGCTACAGCTAGATATGAACAACAAAGAGATTATTCTAATGAGGGAAGAAGCGGTACAATAGATGGAATTTCACAAAGGTTTGTAGTACAAGAACATACAAATCAGTTAGAGAAATTAAAAGAAACAAAAAAACTTTTCGCTGATAAAGATTCCGTATTAAGAACAGGAAGTTATGTGATTTGTAAAGATGGCACTTTTATAGTTATATCAGATGTAAAAGATAATGATGCCTATTTAGAGACCTTGATGGTAGTTTGTGATTTGTCTTTAAAATGGGAAGATTACAATCACGATGTTATAAGTTATCCAATAAGTAGTAAAGTACTTTCTGAGTCAAGACATAGCGCTTTGGATAGTAAATATGTCTCTGTTGCTACAGGTGGTATAAAATTATATATACAAAGAAATATGGAGACAGAATTAATATATGAAGGACAAAGATTTTTAATCGGTAGAAATTCATATAAAATAGAATTGGTAGAAGATGTTTTTATTCCTAATGTTTTATTACTGTATTTACAGTATGTTCCTAGAAATTTAGATTCAGACAATGTTGAAGATGGTATAGCAAATATAAACAATGGTGATAACAATAGCCCTTCAAATCCTTGGTAGGTGGTGATAAAATGGTAAACGAAGCTTATGATAGTTTAGAAACAGTAATATCTTCAATGATGTATGCCATGCAAGGGAATGATGATTTTTTAAAACTTATGACCAATGATAAAAGAAATGCTTTAGATATCACGCCATTAAAGAATTACGAAGATTTAATAGGAAATAGAATATTCCCTATGGAAACTTTATCTACTCCGCAAACAGAACAAAAAAGTATTGTGGCGGTAGAACACCTTAATACAAGAAAAAGCACTGGAGGGTCTGACGCTATTTATTCAGTTACCTTTACTGTCGATGTTTATTGCCACATAGATATGTGGTTGCTTAACGGTGGTAAAATAAGACCGTTAAGATTAAAAACAATAGTTATAAACTCAATATTAGGGTTGGATATACCTAGTTTAAATTCTAAAGCTAATTTTGTAAGTGATGACAAGATGTATTATGACCAACAATATAACTTTAAGGGTTATAGGCTTACTTTTTCTTGGGAAAGTACTTCTGGTTGGTTGGGAAATGTGTAGGTGATATATGAAATTAAACTCAATACAATTGACTTTGTTAGATGGGGTTGATACTAAAGAATTTGGTTATATCAGATTTCTTACAGTTAATGATTTATTAGAATTGAATGATGAAGGATACCAACAAATATTATCTGTATATGCCCAGTCTATAAAAACGTATGACGTAGAAGCTGAATTTAAAGATTTTGATTTATTCTTCTTTGAGCAGTTAACAGGTAGGAGGATAGTATTCACCGAGAACGATGAGTACAGTTTACTAGATATTTTTATACTTTCTTTAACCGTTATTTATCAAATAGGGCTTCAAGATATAGAAGTCAATCATAAAAATATGACTGTATCTTTTACAAAGGACAAAAAGAGAATAGTGATAAATAGGTATAATTATGATTATTTTTGTAGCGTAATACTACAAAGCTGTATGATAAAAAAATACGAAAAAGAAGAAGAAACTGAATATACGACAGAAGAAATGAAAAATAGATTTGAAGAGTTTTTAAAATATGCTAGAATGGCAGAAGAAAAAAAATCTAATTCTCTATTAAAGATAGTTAATATAGTTATGGCGCAATTAAAATTATATGCACACAAAGAGCAATTAAGAGCTATGACTATATTTAATTTGATTTATGCCTATTCTATGGAAATGGCAGAAGAATCGTATGATATAAATTTCCAACAATATTTAGCTGGTGCTGATACTAAAGAATTAGATTTGGAGCATTGGACTAAAAAGGCACTAGACTAATAAATAACAATAAAAAGGAGGAATATTAAATGGAAAATCTTAATTATGCCGTTGGTAAGGCTGGTTCTATTACTTTTAGAAGAAACAGTGTTGGTGGAGTAGAATTATATTCACCATTTGCAAACAAATTTGACATGAGTATCACTAGTGACGTTGACTACGCTATGGCTTCTGGCTCTAGAGCGGTTAGATTTGACTCGAACAAACAAGGAACAATAACTCTAGACTTTGACGTTTTTGAACCAAAATTATTAGCTATCATCTTTGGTGGTACAGATGGTTTTGTTGACGGAGCTACAAGCATTTTTGGCAGAGAAGTAAAAACTGCCTCAACTGCTATTACGTTGGCAAGTCCTGCTATAGCTGATTCTGTATCAATTTACGAATTAGAGAGTGACCTTATTGGTCATAAAGCTGAAATTGTAGAAACAACATCAACTCCAACAGCTGGTGAATTTACAGTTAGTGGAGTAGACGTAGTTATGCACGCTGATGATGTAGGTAAAAAAATTGTAATTTATTACACTAAATTATCTGCTATAACCGCTTCTAAGTATTCTATTAACGTTAGTGAATTCCCAGAAGGTTATACAGTAGACTTCGTAACAACTATGAAAGCTAAAGCAACAGGTAGTTTAGCTAATGTAAATATCATAGCTAGAAATGCTACGCCTATGACTGATTCGACATTGTCATTTACAGAAGGTTCTCACACAACTTTATCTGTAACACTTGACTTATTTCCAGATGCCAATCTGAATATGTGCGAAGTAATAAAAGTATCTTAATAATTAATCATAGTGCGTGTTTAATATACGCACTATTTTTTAATAACTACAATTAAATATACGGTAGTTATTAAAAAATAGTATAAAATTTGAAAGTGGGTGTGTTTTTTGAAAGAGGAAAGAATAAAAATTTTTAACATATATCAGAATAGGTTCTTCATGAATTGTGATAAAATAAAAGACAAAAGAGGTCATCCTTATGTGTTGAGAATTTATGATATAGGGTTTAAAAGGGATGTGTATAATGGAGTTGAGAAACTATATACTTATATAGAATATATAAAAGATGAACAATTCGATAAAGCTTTTGTAATGTGGGCTAACGGAAAATAATGGTACTTTGAAGAAACTTATTTATGAATTTATTTCAGACTTCTGACCATGAGTCTATCAAAAATTCATACAATACAATTGATTAATACAAATTGCTAGGTGGTTAAAAACCCACCTAGCAATTTTTTTTTGGCATTTTACAATTAACCTAATTTGAAGGAGGAATAGATATGAAAGAAAGATTGACTATAACAGAAAAAATAACAGTAATAAACCAGAGTTTAGAAGTGGCAAGAGATGAAAATGATTTGTTGAATATAATAGGTTTCGAAATATCTAGTGTATATCATATAGCAAGGGCTTATTGTGGAGATATATACGATGTAGAAGATGAAGAAGGTATGTTAGACATTATATTAACCTATGAAAACATAATGGCAGATAACTTGTGGGAAACGATATTAGGGAAAAATCAAGATATGAGGTTTACTTTAAAATTAGCAAAAGAAAGATATGAAGAGCAATTTAGAGTGGAAATTAGCTTAGAAGATAGAATCGTGAAGCTGATTGAAAAATTCATAGAGAAAATTCCTAATGCAGAAGAAATAGATGGAATTATGAGTAAAAATAAAGACTTTATGAATTCCGTAAACCAAGAAGATAGAGATTTAATTGATAAACTTTTATCTATTGCTGGTGGTGTTAAAAATGTCGACACAGTGGATTAATGGTGGTTCAGGTATTACGCCTCAAGAACTTATAGGATTAGTTCGAGGAAAAATGGGGAGTAATTTAAGAGCTTCTTTAGAAATTATGGCAGAAGAGGTTAAAGATATAATAAAAGAAAAAGTGAATGCTTGGTATAATAGTCGCACTCCAACAGATTATGTGCAAAGAACTTACCAAGTATTAGAATCAATAACAGTCGGTGAAATTGAACAAGTCGGTAAATATTATCAAGTAGAAGTATATTTTGATGGTGATAAATTAACAGAAAATATGAATCCTTTAAACGGTGGTTGGATTTCTCATAAAGCGACCATGGGTAAAAATGCAAAATACCAAAGGATACATTTTTGGGACATGATGGAGAACGGCTGGCATTTACCAAACAAATCTAGAGATTTTGAAGGTCACAAAGCAATAGAAGAAATTAGGATTTGGAACGAAGCTGGTAAATTTGTAAAAAGTTTACAAATTGTTTTAGAAAGCAAAGGATATATGATAACAAAACGTTAGTAAGGAGGGGTGGTATGGCAGTAGATAATAAACTAGGAGTATTGTTAAAAGTAGGTCTTTCTGATGATATGACTCAAATAAAAAAAGATTTAGAAAGAATACAGCAAAACTTATCTAAAGAGACAATAAATTTAAAAGCTAGAGTTGCAAATGCCTCCGATGCTTCTAACGAAGGTGCTAAAAGCCAAGCGAATGACAATAAAGAATTAGGCGCAAGTTTCGATGGATTAGCAGATAAAATCACAAAAGTAACAAATGCAAAAGGAGAATTAGTAAAAGAAACTAGAGAGTATCAAGCTAGCGTAGACACAAATATTAAAAAAATACATTACCAAGAAGATGCTACAAGAGATTACAACATAACTCTAGACCAGACTATTAAAAATAGAAAAAGAATTAAAGAGTTATTAAATGACAGTGGTTTAAGTCAAGAAATGAAACAAAAAATGCTCGCAACGAATGCGACAGAAAAGCAAGTAAAAGCACAAATTACATTAAACACGACTATTGAAACTTTTACTCAAAAATTAAAAATGGCAAAAATAGCATCTGCGGATATAAGTAAACGAGGCATGGCGTTTGGTACAGCAGAGCAACGTACAGAACTTATAAAATACAATAATGAAATTCAAAAATTAACAACTAATCAAAATATGTCTCAAAAAGAATTAAAACAAACTAGTAATAAATTGGAAGAATTACAAGCTCATTTAAATGCTACTTCCAAACAAGCTAGATTGTTAGGAAATAACTCGATGACAATGGGTAAAATGCTCAAAACAGCTTTTGAAAAATTCGCAGTATGGATGACCGCTACGACTGTGTTCTTTGGAGTACAAAGAGCATTAAGAGCTGGTGTTAAGATTGTACATGAATTAGATGACGCATTAGTTGAATTGGCTAAAGTAACAGACTTGAATTCTAGCGAACTAGACACAATGGCAAGGTCGGCTTTTAAAGTAGCAGATTCCATTGGTAGTGTCGGCATAGAAGTTGTAAAAGCTACAGCTGATTTTGCCAGAATGGGTTTTGCCGCAAACCAAGCGTTAGGCTTAGCGGAAAAAGCCATAGTATTAAAAAATATTGGTGACGGAATCGACACTGTTGAGATGGCTACAACCACTTTGATATCTACATTAAAAGGTTTTAGAATGGAAGCTACAGAAGCTACTCGTGTAATAGATTCTTTAAATGAGGTATCTAACAAGTACGCAGTAAATACAGTAGACTTAGCATCAGGTTTAAAAAATGCTAGTGCTACAATGGCTCAAACAGGAACTAGCTTAGAAGAAACACTTGCTATATTAGCGGCAGGTAATGAAATTATACAAAACATGAGTAAAACTTCTACCGGTTTAGTAACTATCTCACAGAGGTTGCGTGGATTATCAGAAGCGGCAGAAGAAGGAGAAGACTTTACTAATTTTACTGCGAAATTACAAGATGCGTTTAAATCAATAGCTAACGTTGATGTAATGGTCGGTGGGAAATTAAGGTCTACTTATGATATTTTAGTTGACATGGCAAAAGCACAAGAAACTTTATCAGCAGAACAAATGCAATACTTGGGAGAGATGGCGGCAGGTAAAAGACAAGTAAAGATATGGAACTCTTTCTTGCAAAACTCCGAAACGCTATTAACAGCTAAAACAGCCGCTCTTGAGTCTGATGGTTCAGCAATGAGAGAAAACGCAAAGGTTTTAGATAGTATAACAGGTAAAACCAATCTGTTTACGAATGCGGCACAAAAAATGTGGAGTAACACTATAAGCAGTGGTTTTGTTAAATGGTTGGTAGATGCTGGTACAGCTTTAATTAAATTTGCTGATGCAGTTGGGTTAGTAAATATAGCCTTTACTATATTGGCAACAGTTATATCGATAAAAATGTTCACGGTTGGTACATTTTCTACTTTAGGCGCCTCCGCCGCCACTCTAGCTATCAAGCTTGGCTTAGCACAAACTGCGGCAATAGGACTAGGAGCGGCACTTAGTATTATAGCTCCAGTAGCTATAGTCGCTGGTGTAATACTACTTATAAAAGCAATTGACAAACTGCACAAGACACAAGAAGATTATAATGAATTGTTAGCAGAATCAGGAATGGAATTACAAGAAACACAAAATGAGCTTGCGGACTATCAATCTAGAATAGAAGAATTAACAGAAGCTGAACTAAAATATATGGAAATATTGAAATTAAGGTCAAAAGCGCAAAGAGACGCAAACAAAGCTTTGGAAGAAGAGAAATATGCGAAACTTGTCGAATCTGTTGGTAAAAGAACCTCTTATAAAGGTGGTGGTTATTCTGAGGATGCCTTAGCCCTACAGAAATATAAAGATGCTTTAGGGAGTCTGGGCAAAATGTTTGGCACAACTACTGCGGAAGTATACGCTCTTAAAATTGCTCTTATAGACGAGTATAAGGAATTTATTATAGCTAGAGATGAATATGGACACACTAGCGATGCTTTGTCAGATTATATAACCACAACAGAAGAACTTTTAGGTATTCTTCCTGTTGTTGTTGATTCGATGGCGGATGTAAATTTTGAGTTAGGAGAACAAAAAAGTGAATTAGAATACATAACAGAAGCTATGGAAGTTTATGGTTTGACTTCCGACCAAGCTTATAAGAACTATCTTCGTTATGTTGAGGTGTATGAATATGCGGCTGGTGCTGTAGCAAAAGTGGCTATGGAACAAGAAGATTATGATAAATTAATAGGAGAGTCAACTGAATCTATAGATAATTTTCAATCTTCTATGAGTTCTTTGTCTGATATTTACGAGGAAATATCAGACGAACAAGAAGTATCTAAGAGTACTATGTTAGATTTAATACAGCAATACCCACAGTTAACGAATGAAATACTTAATATGAATAGCAGTAAAGAAGCTGGCATGAGCGTAACTGCGGCTATGTTTGAACTTGAGAAACAAAAAACCATAGGAATACTAACACTATTACAAGAAGAAAATAGAGTTAGAATGGCTGGATACAAAATTCAAAGAGATGCTTTAGGAATGTATGACATGGACGGAAGTGAACCTTGGCGTACGCAAGGTTCTTACGAACAGAAAAGAGCGTATTCTGCGGCTAATTCACAATACTTAGAAATGCGAACTAATATAAACAATGCTAGTGCCGCTATAGACATAATAAATGGATTAACAATAGAAAATATTAAAGTAAATAAAAAGAGCGATAAAGCAAATAAAAAGAGCGGTAAAGAAAAAGAAGAATACATAAGTTCACAAACAATTATGAATAAACTTCTTAATGAGTATGTTCTAATACAGGGCAAAATAGCTATAGGTCAGGATTTATATGGCGACCAGATAAAGAAAATAAAAGAGATACAATCTGAGCTTCATAGGCTAAATAATACCGACAGGGATAGGTTATTAACCCTCAAAGAAAATACAGAAGAATATGATGAGACACTGCAAGATGTTAATGATAGGTCGGAAGAATGGTTGCAATGGCAAGTTAAATTAATAGCAATCAACAAAGAATTGGCTAATGTATTAAAACAAGATAACATAGAATCGTTACAAAATTATATGGCTGAGCTAGAGGAATCACAGAAGTCATTAAATGGACTAATAGACAAAACAGTAGATTTAATTAAGAAAGAAAATGAGTTGTACAAAGAACAACTTTCTGACAGAAAAGAGTCTCTTTCTTTAGCCAAAGATGAACTAGATTTACAAAAAGAACTTAAAGAAGCAAACGAAGATAAATCTAAATTAGAGTTTAAATTGGTTCAATTAAAATTAGATACTTCGCAAAATAACCAATCTAGAATTTTAGAGGTAGAAGAACAATTAGCAGTAAAAAGTTTAGAAATACAAGACAAATTAAGCAAAGAGGCTTACGATAAAAAAATTCAAGCATTGGATGACGAAATAGAATCTGTTGATGATTATTTGTCAAAAGAGGGTATTCTCAGAGAAGATGCTATGAATAGAATTAACGTAGCGTTTACTTCTGGTAATAAGAAGCTTTTCGATGATTTGATTTTATTCAATAATGTGTATGGCAACTCTATAGAGTCTGATGTGGTTAACATGTGGAATAGTGCCGAAACAGCTTTGAGGAAATATGGGGATGCTTTACAAGCCATTGATATAATGTCTTCTATGGATACTATGTCTGATAAGCTAATAAGGACACAAATGTCTTTAAATTCTGCCAATTGGGGGGATGCTTCTAAAGAAGGGAGAACCGCATTACATGATGACAATGTGCGATTGAATAGATTGTTAACTAACCCAATGGATTATAACGCTCCTACAGGAGAATGGAGAAAATCTAATAGCACATCACCTGTAATTAACAAAGGTTTTTCTATGCCTGCTATTAATTCTCCTAGTGGCTCTTCTGTATTTAATTCAACTAGTCCAACTAGCTCTTTATCAATAGCTAATTTGGTAACCGTTGAAGGAAGTATAGACAAGGATTTTGATATATCTTCATTAGTAAATAAAATTATATCAGAGGTAGCCAACATAACCAATGTAAAAGGATTCAATTCAATTTCAACAATGTAGAAGGAGGTATTTAAATGTTTTTCGGTTCTAATTTTATATTTGACAACATAAATTCAGAGAGATTTGGATTACAAATAGGTTATTTCAATAAATCAGGAATAATGGATACCTTCTCTGGTATCGTACGAAAAGTAGATGAAGTAAGAATTAAAGGAAACTCTACCCCAGAATTTTTTGGGGTAGATATTTCTGGTAAAATAAATTTTGAGTTATTGTTATTCAGTAGAGTGTCATTGGATTTATATGATAGACAAGCAATAGACCAATGGTTGTTTGCGAATGAATACAAGTATTTTCGAATAGAACAAGATGACTATAAAGGGTTTGTTTTCAATTGTATATTCACAGAGGGAACTAAAGTGGAAATAGGAAGTTTGCCTTACGCTAAAAGAATAAAGGTAGAATGTGACGGTTTATATCTATATGGTAATGAACAACAACATAATTATATCTCTACTATTAACAATACAGTTAGATATATAAACAATACTAGCAATATAAATGACTACTACTATCCAGAAATGGTTATAACATCTACTACTGGCGGAACTGTTAATATAACAAATAATACTTTGGGAGAAACAACCACTTTCACTAATTTAATCGCTGGAGAGGTTCTAACGGTAAATAATGAAAAAGGAATTATTACTTCTAGCTTAGGAGTTAGAAGAATGAGTAATTTTAATAAAAATTGGTTTAGATTAATAACAAATAACAACACCATAACATTACAAGGCAACTTTGTAATAACAATAAAAACAAGATATAAATTTACGGTGTAAAGGGGTGATACAATGAATCAAACATTCGATATTTATAATAGACCAGAACAACCCCAAATAATTTTATGTAAACCTACAGGAGAAGAACTATTTGAAATAAAAAATTATGAAGGGTTTAAAACAGATTGTAAGTATAACGATGTAAGCCAAATAAGTTTCACAGTTTATTCTAGTATTGGTTCTGATTACGAAGAGATAAAAGGCAAGAAATATTTAACTATTGATGGATATGGTATATACATGATAGACGATGTTACAAAAAATGAAATTGGGAATAGAGATTTTAAAAACGTTCAATGCAAATCAGTGGATTTTGAATGGTCTTACAAAAGAATAAGTTTGTTATCTACAACCTATAAATTATACGATGTTTTTAGTCCACAAACTTCTTTATTGGGGATAATAATTGGATTAATGCCGTCTTGGTCTATAGGAAGTGTAGACTCTAGTGTTGGCAACCAATATAGATACTTTGATATAGAAGACAAACAATTATTACAATTTTTATATTCAGATATAGAAGATGCTTACCAATGTATCATCGAGCCAGATTATGAAACTAGGACTATAAACGTAGTCGCTTTAGAGAATGTCGGCTCACCGACTGATATATATTTATCAAAAAGAAATCTGATAGACAGTATAAAAATAAGTGAATTAAGCAATGAGATAGTAACAGATTTAAAAGTATTTGGTGGTAATGGATTAGATATAGTCACGGTGAATCCTACTGGAACTAGTTCTATAAGAGATTTAACTTATTTTAAAACTACAGAATGGATTTCCCAAGAGCTAATAGATGCTTTAAATGATTACGAAATTTTATATACAAATAACGAAACAACATATAATAATTTATTAACGAGTTATAAGACTAATAATTTACAATTACTAACATTGCAGACAGAATTAGGGTTATTGATTGGCGAAAAAAATGCTTTGGTAACGGTTCAAATGGAAAGGATACAAGCTGGAATACCAACAGTTAGTATATACACAGACATACTGTTAAAACAAGTTGAAATAAATTCTAAAAATAATTCAATAAGTAGTAAGATATCTACACTACTAGGTATTTATAATTCTTTAATAGTAATTGTAGGGAACTTATCCTTGCCAAATAATTTTACATCGCAACAAATAAAAGATATAGACAAATTAACTATAGAATATACTTATCAAAATGATGCGTATATGATAACGGATAATATGACTAACGTACAAATACAAGAGCAACAAGAGCTTTTATTAGAAGATGGTAAAAAAATATTGTCAAGATTATCTCAACCTAGATTTAGTTTTAGTATAGATTTAGTGGACTTTTTAAAACTAGTGCCTTATGAAGTATTTATAGCACAATTTGGTTTAGCTAACTCAATGTTTATAAATCTAAATGATGGTTCTACAGTAGAAGTTAGACTCATATCTTACAGTCATGATTGGGATAGCAACAAGTTAACACTTAATTTTACAAATAAATACAGAGTTAATGACCCAACTTACTTATACACGGAGTTATTTAAGAAGAGTATAGATGCTGGGGTTAGCGTGAGTTTTTCCAAGTTCCAATATAGTGATTGGAATAAAAATAGCAAAGACGAAGTTACTACTTTTATTAATTCATCTTTAAACGCTTCTTTAAACAATTTGATTTCTAGTTCCAATCAAGATATGATATGGGATGGAAATGGATTAAGAGCTAGACAAAGTAATGGAAGTGGTGGATACTTAGATGAACAACTTTGGTTAGTAAACAATATGCTAGCTTTTTCTGACGATGGTTTTGAAACAGCAAAAATGGCTATTGGCAAAATACAGGACGAACGGTATGGGGAATTATGGGGGATAGTAGCGCCTAATATAGTCGGGGAGCTTCTGTCTGGTGTTAATTTACGTATTACTAATATAGCTAATCAATTTACTTTAGATGAAAGGGGAGCGATATTAACAGATGCTAGTTTCACATTAACAACTTCTAATAATAAGGGTAAAATAATACTAGACCCAGTATTGGGTATAAAAATACAAGGCAATCTGTCTGGTTCTTTTGTAGACTCATTTTATGTTAGCGTAGACGGAAGAATAAAAGCAAATAATATAGACATATTGGGCAACGGTACTTTTGGAGGAACTTTATCATCGGGTATTTCTATTAGCGCTCCTGTGATTTTAGGAGGCTCTATCAACATTAATAATAAATTTGTAGTTAATTCCGCTGGGTTTTTAAGTGCTGTAGGAGGCACTTTTTTAAATGCTTATGTTTCAGGGACGATAGCTTCTGGTACACAAATAGTCGCTCCTATTATAACTGGTGGTACTATAACTGGTAATGTTATAAGCG